TATGCGCGCATCACTCCAATTTCTGCCACATACCAGCGGTTTGATTCGGCGGATATGAACACGCCACTCAAGCCATGGACGCTGTACGTCAACGACGTCAGCATGGATCAGAACGATGTCACCGTTACGTTGACGCTTAAAAATCCGCTTAATAACAACGTTGGACGGCTGTACACACCAGAAGAATTTCCGGGGCTTCAAAATGCTTAAAGCTGAGTTCATCAAGAAGGTGACCGGGGTTCCATGGCGTGACAGGTCATGCAACTTTGAGGCTATGGATTGCTGGGCGCTGGTAGTTCTCTACTACCGTCATGTGCTGGGCACAGAGATTCACCATCAGCCTGACTACGAATCTGGCGCCGACTTCCTGACATGCTTTACGGGCGAGGTCGCTTACTGGAGGCAAACGGATATCTTCAGCGACCACGGAATCTTTATTGCCTGGTACGGTACTCAGCCTGTTCACGTCGGACTGACTATTGATGGCCGGGCCTTGCACAGTCGCGGAGAGAGTGGACATGTGCGCTCAGACAGCATCCGAACAATAAAAAAACTATTTACGCACGTGGAGTTTTATGAGTATGCCAATAGTCCAGATTCAGCGTGTTCCGGGGCTGCCAAAAGATAGAGTTAAAGCCCCCGCGGGTGCGCCGTTCAATGAGTGGCTGGCAGGCCAGCGTTAATGCCACCATGAACATCATTTTGTTTGGTGACAGCACGATTGCAGGAAATAACGGAGAAAGCCCAAGCTTTAAAACCGATGCTTATCTGCGCGATCAGCTAACCAAAGTAGGCATCCCAAACGTTAATGTCGTAAACCATGGGCTTGGTGGCAGCTCTATTAATGATATGAATGCTATCCCAGACGTTGTCCCATCTGCAGATGTATTCATCATCAAGTATGGCATTAATGACGGAGGTAACGGCAGACCAGACCGGCTGGCTTACTTACTTCACTACGACCTTAAGGTCCAAGCTCGCTGGCATTCGCGCATTGACTGATGGCGCGCTTGCGAATCTTTCCATAATTCTCGTAGGTCCTAACAGCACCAATGATAGCCCGAACAACCGTAACGCATACTGGTATGAGCAACTGCGAAATATCTATGTGCGAGCTGCTAGGGATTATCAGTGTGCATATTTTGACACCTATAGCATGATGCCTGACAGTTATGGTCTTGCTGGCACAGTGCTGGATGCGCCACCTTCTCTTGCGTCTGGGGTAGGCATCCATCCAATGAATCTGGGTCAGTCATGGATTTGGGGTAAATTCATCGACACGTTCTTCAACAGAAGTAGCATTGCGCCGTTCAATACGAATAACTTCATCAATGGCGGCTCCATAAGTGGGCGTCCGCAGGCTTCCGTAACCCCACTTAACTATCAGTTCGGGCTGAATGTATATCGCGGAACTCCGACAGATGGCTACCCGACAGATGGCAGCGTGATTACTCTTCGTGCAGTAGATGGTCCAGCATTACAGATGAACCATAACTTTGCGGCGGCGGCGAGTATAAACCGAATAAGGACTTACAATACTGCCGGCAATACCTGGAACACGTTCAGCGGCGTAGCTACAGGATTGACAATCGCAAACGGCGGGGTGGCAACAACATCGCCTGCTTATATTGTATCTGCTGATGGTCAGGTAACAATTACCGGTTCGATAACCGGAGGCACTGTTGCGGCTTCGACGACCATCCTTAGTGGCTTGCCGACTTTTTTACGCCCGGCAGCTGAAAAGCGATTTGCTCAATGCAACACTGACGGTTCTCACATATCCATTGGTGTTAATACGTCAGGAAACATCTTTCTTGTTACTGCGGCAAGTTCGGCTGGCTTCCATATCAACCTGTCTTACTACATTTAGCAAAAAAGCCCCTTCTGGGGCTATTTTGTTAGTTTGTTTCTACTCTGTTTAGATGAATCGCGAAAGATCTTTTGTCTTCACTAATGCCAAGATCATGCGGTGATATTGCATCTTGGAATTCAAAATCAATATTCATTGATTCACCGTCAACGATAGCTGGTATAGGAACCTCATCCCTAACTAAAGCTGAAGATCTAACTTCCTTATCAAGTACCTTAATGCCGTTGATCATGGCCTTCACCCTCTGAGCAGGATGGTTTGGAGTAACATATGCGTTATAGTATAACACTACGGCATTGTCACCCTTACTGCGCGTAACAACTAAAGAAGACCTTCCTCCTTTACTCCACGCACCGCCCCCATCATAGTCATACCATCCTTCCAGCAAAGAATATGAAGGGTTATTCTGGCTGTCATCTTTAACAACATGACAACTTGGGCAACCTTGGTATCCTGATGCAAGAACATTGAATCCATCGATTTTTATGATCCTGTCACCATCCTTCAGTCGAATCTTATCTACATAGTCATCACTTATCACATAAGTTGTTTTTCTATCATACGAGCCGTTTGAAAGTGAGCGAAGAATAAGGCTGTTCATCTTACCTGCTTTCTTTTCATCAACTCGAGCCATATAAACAGCATCTGTTGGAACGCCGAAATCATGAGCCAGTAACGCCAGAGTCTTCCAGTTCTCGCCCTGATTCATGAATGGAACATACCTGATTGAAGGATGACTAACGATGATGTCACTCCATAAACCGCTGTTTAACGGACTGACAAATTTTGGCTGAGTAAAGAAATAAAATCTATCTTTAGCATATCCATCCGTTGTGTCTGTAATCTGTATGACCGCAGCGATAGCAATAATTGCAGCAGATAAAGAAGGCCTTACATTCTTGATTAAAGCTATGATTGAGAAAATTATGGCACAGTAAGTTACCGGCCAGAAAAATCTAGAAGATGCACGAAATATAGAAAGCTTTTCAACCATTTTTTCGGGCAGATGTATGTTGAATTCAGCCATGCCAACAGAGATATGATTCGTGGTTGAAATCAAAATGAATGTCAAAATTGATAAGCCAATGGCAAGCCTTTTCTGACCTGACAAAAACTTTGGCAATAATCTAATTGTCCATGGCAGGCTTGCTAAAATCACAAGAAGGTATCCAACGCCCCAGTAGTTAAACCCCTCGAATCCTGTTGACCCGATCCCAGGAATGTTAAAGAAGTGGGACCAGCCAGCAGGCATCAGCGGGGAAAGAAGGTTGTTGTTAAAAGACCCATAGCCACCGGGAGAAACGCTACTAACTGTAAAGTATCCGCTCATGAAGAGTAAAGCAGCCACCAGAATGGCTATATCAATGCATTCAAAGCATAGAGATTTTCGTTTGTCTTTAATGTAAATGAATCTGGCAACGACACTGAAACCCCAAAATATCATCACCATCATGGCTATATAAAAGTGAATAAGGCATGCCAGAGATATCAGCATGGCCCACTTCACTCCGTGATACTTGGTCTGCTTGCATATGCAAAGGTAAATTGCAAACAGTATCAGGAAGTGCGACATCAGATTAAGATGGCCTATTCTGAATATCCAAGATGGCATGAATAAAACCAAAGCCGTAGACGCAATCTTTATGTAAATATTATCAATATATAGAGAGAATATTTTCCAGAGAGCCAATGAACTAAGGATGCAGCAGGCAAGAATCCATATGCCGAAATACTGAAATTTCTCTGGCAGGATGGGAGATAGTATTTTGAATATGATTGCCATAAGGGGATTGGAGTCAGTGTAAACAACTGAGCTCGACACATCCAATCCATACATGGGAGACATGCCTATAACAGGAAAACTCCATGGACTATGCCTATAAAAATCCCAGCCAAGATACGCCTGCAGGGAATCCTCCTTGAAAAGCCATGAAATATTCAGGGGGTTAACAAGGTCTAGCCCAAAAACATAGGCCTGAAATGCAGTGCCTAAAAATATGGGTATCATTAAAAACCAAGTATTATTTACTCTTGTCACTATCGCCGCCTTTAATCAGGTACCGTGGTCTACCTTTTGTTTCAATATAAATTCGTCCTATGTACTCACCTAGAACACCTATTCCTATAAGCTGAACTCCTCCTAAGAACAAAATGGATACGAGAATTGATGAGTAACCTGCGACAGGGTTTCCCCAGATCAACTTGTCAATAATCATCCACACGCCATATAGGAACGAAAGAGAAGCCACGAAGAACCCGATATAAGTCCACATACGGAGTGGGACTGTCGAGAATGAGGTTATCCCCTCTAGCGCCAGATTCCATAGTTTCCAGCCATTGAACTTCGTGGTGCCTGCAACTCGTTCTGCACGGGAATATTCAACTATTTCCGTTTTACCACCAACCCATGACAGAATCCCCTTCATGAATAGGTTGCGCTCAGGAAGAAGCTTGATGCTCTCAACCACGTCGCGGGACATCAATCTAAAGTCGCCTACGTTTTCCTCAATTTTAGGGGAGCTGATCTTATTATGCAGCCTGTAGAACCACTCTGCAGTCTTGCGCTTCATGTGACCGTCAGTGCTTCTATCAGTGCGTTTAGCCAGCACCATATCTGCGCCAGCCTGCCAGCGCTCAATCAGCTGAGGAATTACTTCAAGCGGATCCTGTAAATCGACATCAATAGGTATAATCGCATCACCGGTGGCAGATTCTATACCAGCAAACAGGGCGGCCTCTTTACCGAAGTTTCGTGTAAAGAACACATTCCTTACCAATGAATCGCCTTGCTGCATGTCCTTCATCAGCTGTGCTGTGAAATCTGTGCTCCCGTCGTCTACGAAAACAATTTCAATTTCATACGGCTTTAAAAAGTCTTTGTATCTTACGGCTCTGTAAAAATAACTTATCGCATCTTCTTCATTAAAGACGGGAACAACTAGCGATATCTTCATTTTTTCTCTCTAAAAATAATATATTTAGAATACAGAAACCCGCATACAAGGCTCACCGCAGAGAAGACGACGAGTGTAATTACGGGGTTCATATGCATCCGGTCCGCCGATGTCCCTACGAGGGTTGCGACCGCGCCCATGAAAAAAACGTACATCATATATCTGAATGTGGTTGCCTCAGCGCTGAAGGTCCAGCGGGCATTGGCGAAGAATGAAAATGTGACTGCAACGCAGAAGGCTATGAAGTTAGATATGGACTGACTCTGATCGTTCTTGATACAGATGGCAAACACGACCCAGTGAATAAGGGTGTTAAGAACTCCAATCGTCATATAACGGGCGAATAATTTAGCCATGGTGACACCTTTAAAAAAAGATACCGGATTTTGTCATCGTGCCAGGTGATGATCAAGGAATCGATCCTTTAAAATTCAGCGCATAAAAAAGCCCCGGCGACGGGGCAACTACAGAGCGCGCCCATCTCAGCAGGCTGCGGGTGGCTAATTTGATATTAGTCGAGAGCCCCCGGGCCTGCCTGATTAAAAACCGTTACCCCTCAATACCTTTACAAATCTGTTTCCCGGCCCACCCTGATCAAACCCATCGATCAATATTGCTGTTTATCCGTACAGTATTTATCAGAGGAGGATTAATGATGGCGAGAGAGAGTGATATCAAGGCGGCATTCATGGCTGCCATGAGGCGAGAGCCGGGGCTAGGCGTTATCGTCAGGACGCAGGAGTTTGTCCATCAGCTGGAGCTGGTTAACTGGCACTTCAGCCTGCGTGAGGCTAACCAGTGGATAAAGGCAAACACGGCGACGTTCCGCGATGCATCTACGCATGAGGGTGAGGCTAAGACCTACCGTCAGTTCAACCCGAACGGGGGAATCTGATATGGGCTTTCCCTCACCTGCGTCTGACTATGTTGAAGGTCGTATCGACCTGAACAAACTTCTTATGCCGCATCCGACTCACATGCTGATGATCGAAACGCCGGTCGGATTTGCGATTGTCGACAGAACGGTGCAGGGCAGGACAGGCGACAAAGTAGCATTCCAGCTCGGAGATTATTCGCAGCTGGGGAGATTGTTCAAGACAGGGATTATCACCTCAGACGGCGAGACGATCGACGGAGAGGGCATGGAAGGGATTATCGTGCTGGGGAAGGTGACGGCCGAGATTGTGTCAGTACATGAGCCTGACAGGCCGATAATTTAGCGATACCGAAAATTTCCCGAACCGGAAACGAAATAACTCGCAAGCGTTTGATCTTGAACGGGTGCATTAGTAAGTATTGCAACCATCAAAAGGGGTGCCTTTGTTATTCAACCCACTGTTAAATAACAGGAAAACCCCTATATATCGTAAACAGGAATCGTATTCGGTCTTTTTTGGTTGGCACTTCGTATCAATGACTTAACGTGAAATCAATCAGTTAAGCCCGCTCCTGTTACTTCCTGTTCTACTCTGCTGGACTCTGTGCCGCCACTTTGTCGCTATTTTTCTTCGCCATC